TACAAAAGTGGCACACAGGTTTCAGCCAAGGCTGCAACCGAGGAGGAGGCAGGCCTCGTCCTGGCTGAAAAGCTGAAGATTAAGAACTGGAAACAATAACCAAAACAATAATGTGGATACTACCAAAACAATTACACACGTTGGCTTGTGCGCTGGATACGGAGGCATTGAGCTTGGACTTAGCAGAGCAATCCCAAATCTGCGCTCAGTCGCTTTTAGTGAGATCGAAGCATTCGCCTGCGCGAACTTGGTTGCAAAAATGGAAGCGGGACTCATGGACTGCGCTCCTATCTGGACGGATCTTAAAACCTTCCCTTGGGAAGAGTTTCGTGGCCGAGTGGTCATCCTTACTTCCGGCTACCCATGTCAACCATTTAGCGCAGCAGGGAAGCGAGCAGGATCAGACGACCCAAGACACCTTTGGCCTTTCATCGCAGACGGAATTCGACTTATGCGACCCAAGATCTGCTTCTTTGAGAACGTCGAAGGACACATCACGCTGGGACTCTCCAGCGTTATCAGCGACTTGGAAGAACTGGGTTACAAAGTGTCGTGGGGAATATTCTCAGCGCGTGAAGTCGGCGCACCTCACCAACGCAAGCGAGTCTTCATCATGGCCTACGATGCACATGGGGAGCAACGAGCGTGGAGCCTACTACGACAAAACTGGCAAGGGGCAACGCTACTTGAGCGATGCGGTAGTGGACGAGCAGAAGAACTGGCCGATACCGACAGTGCAAGAGGCTGGGAAGATCGGGAATCAGCCGAATCATGGCCTTCCCGCCCCAGCCAGCCCCAGCACGGATGGGAGCCGCCAAGAGTCGTGGCCAACAACTCGGACAATGGACGGTCAAATCGACGAATCGCTAGAATCATGGGATGCGAGAGCAATACGGAAAAAGGCACAAGGAATCAATTTGCATCGACCATTACCTATAGCGGTGAAACAGGAGCAGAAGTCGTGGGCAACTCCAAACGCATTCGACTGGAACCAACCAGAGACGAGGGAACAATGGAAGAAGAGAGCAGAAAATCAAAAACAGAAGGGTGTAAATCTTCATCTGCCACTCAAGAGCCAAGTGACTCCAAATGTTTTGTCAGCGAAACTCAACCCACGCTGGGTAGAGACGTTGATGGGACTACCCGTGGGCTGGACTATGCCGAGTTGTGCGTCACCTGTGACAATCGCACCGACGAGCTGCGATTGCTCGGAAACGGAGTTGTCCCAGCAACAGCAGAGCGAGCATTCAGAACTCTTTTAGCCGAACTACTAACATGAATAAAGAAAACGCACACTTATACCTGCCGCTTGTGCAGGCACTGGCAGATGGGAAAACCATTCAATTTAAATGTCTCCTAATGGAGACTGTCCCTTACAATTTTGATTTTAAATGGAAGGACATTGCTTGCAATTCTGAATTTAAATGGACGAACGGCCCAGACCATTACCGCATCAAACCAGAGCCGCGCACTTGGGAAATATATGTAGGCCCTTCTGGAGAAATTATTGCGGGTATAATTGGAATTACACAAATAAATGACAATGAAATTACACATGAAAATCCAATTGTTTTTTTATGCCAAAAACTAGAACGAGAACGGGACGAAGCCATCCGCAGTTGCCACATCTGGCAAACGGGTCACGCCGAGTTAGTAGCAGAGCGGGATTATTTATTAAACCTATTACAGCTTAACCAGCCCGAACGAAAACACATAGGCCGCTGGGGGTACAACCGACAAGAATTCACATCACAGTACATAAACAACTCAAAGCAATGAGTGAAACACCAGAGACAGATAACTGCGTTAGAGAAGGTAAGCATATCAGATTCCTAGAAGAAGATCATTGGTCTCTGAATGGGAAGTTTACATACACGCATCCAATCGTTGCGTTATGCAGACGTTTAGAACGCCAACGGGACGGATTAAAATCAGCAGCAGATTGTGCAAGCGACCTTCTCGATACCGCCATTGCAGAACGTGACTTATGGAAAGAAGAAGCAAAACGATGGAGGGATATGTATCTTGAATATGATGAAATGCTTGAGGGTCAAGTACAAGAAGCTGTGGACAGGCTTAACAAAGTTTGGGAGGACTTGGATGATCTCAAAAAGAAAGTCCAAGATGACACAGGTCATTGAGACTCAATGGTGCAGACGATGCCAGAAGGATAAACCAATTTTCCACTTCTACATAAGCCACAGGACTCGTTGCATCAGATGCATTTCCGAATGCAAGAAGCAAGCGTACCTTGACCCAGAGAAGAAAGCCAAACAACAGAAGAGATGCCGTGACCGCTACTACAAGATCAAATAAAACAACTTGCAATCAATGAAAATTAACAATAAGATCGCGGAAACCTACTTCCGATCAAATGAACCAACATCAATTCGATGAAGATTCCGACGAATATGACGGAGAGTACGGATACGGATGGAGAAACAACCCAATCAGACAGTTGTTCGACAATCCAAGACAGCAATCAGAGCGATCATGGTTGGGTAAAGTCGATAGGAGTCCCCTTAATAGCCGTGACTGGGCCTCCGAAATGGAGAACGAGCAGGGACAGGAAAGGGTTTGTTTTTAATTGTGGACGCACCCCAATGACCGCAGAAGAGCGTGGGATGCAGATAACGATACGGATTACCGCAGAGACGTACCAACGTATCCAGAGGCTGTCCAAGAGGCTTAAATGCACCCAAGCCCAAGCCGTGGAAAGGCTGATCAGAACGGAAGAGTCAGAAAAGATTGAGAAAACTCAACCAATCGACAAATCAACCTTGATCGACATGAGAAAGAAGTATTCAATCACGAACATCTTAAACAACTACTAACGCAATGAACATCATTAAAGGATTCCCAGAACGATACAAGGACGCAACACCTCCCATTGGGGATAAGTGGATTGAAGCATTCAACAAGAGCAAGCCAGTAGTCGAATCTGGAGGGATACTCGTCACCTACGGAACCAATGGCACGGGCAAGTCTCGCATGGCTTATGAGCTTGCAAAGGTCTGCAATATGCCAAGATCGGAGTTCCCACCAGTTGGAATGTCTTCAATTCGCAAGTCAAGGCCGTGTTACTACACTACCGCCGTGATGCTCTTCATGGAGCTTCGTGAGTCATTCACGCCTAAAGCTGAAATGTCAGAGATGCAGATTGTCAAGAAATACTCTGAAGCTGCATTCCTAGTCATTGACGAGATCCAGGAACGTGGAGAGACTTCTTTCGAGGATCGCAAACTAACGTCAATCATAGACGCAAGATACGCTGATGGTAGACCGACAATGCTGATTTCCAATTACTCAAGGGAGAAGTTTGCACAAGCAATGTCTCCAGCCATACTTGATAGAATCCGTGAAAATGGACTAGGCTTGCACTTCGATTGGGAAAGCTATCGAAAGCACTCTGCAATTTAGCAGGTTTTCTTGAACAAGTTGCGAAGAGATCCATCAATGGAAATCTTCCGCTTGCTCAAGAGTCCACTCCTTACAAGGTTATCAAGATTTTGTTGTGCCGTGGTTCGTGGAATTTTTGATTTCACGATGTATTCAGCTAACGTAAACTCATCATCCATTTTGGATGGGCGGGTACATTCTGCGATTGCAAAATCTAGACTTGATACAGCTTTTTGCGTTTCTGATTTCATATTGTGTTAACGTAGTAAAAATTAGACAAAAAGTGGGTGTATTATGATATAGTATCACACATTACAAAACTCCCATAGGGGAGATGTAGTGACCATCTTCTTTGTTAACGTGCCAGAAGCTCCATTTCCCTGTCTTGTCATTGATTATGCCGAATCCCCAACCATTACGCCATCCAAGGCGGTTTGGGTATCGTTCAGCGTAAGTCATTGACTCAATGTCTGCCATGCATCCCAAGGAGTACGCTTGACCTTGATCAATATGTTTGGCGACATATGAACTTGGAGCGTGGACATGGCCAAACAAACAACTCCCGAATCGCTCGAAATGTGCTTTAGCGGGACTTTGTCCTGCAAGGAATCCATGAATGAGCTTTGGCCCTCCTTCTGGAAGCTGAAGATACGAATTTACGTTGTACGGAATCCATTTGATCTTACGCTTGTTCAATTCGATTGTGACGCACCTTACAAGGTCTTGGCATGATTCACGCAGGATTCCGTTTGAAGCTCCTTCAGCGGCCTCCCAGAGCCTCGCATCATGGTTCCCAAGGGTTAGGTAATCAAACCCAATGTCCAGAAACTCAATACCAGCTTTAAAATCCGCTGAAACACCTTCTCGCTTCTCCTCGTCATTAGCAGATTTGCGTAGTCCATTCATGTCCCAAATGTCCCCAAGACAGATCGTGTAATTGGGTTTCCAGTCTTTCTTGAACTGGACGAATTTGGATAAGCATTCTTGATTGACAAGATGCCCATGATTATCAGCACAGACTAAAAACTTCTTAAATGCCATTTGTGATTTTGGTTTTAATTGAATCGAATGCTGGAAAGAAGATATTCTCGATTGATCTCACGATAGCTTCTTCTTCATACTTGTCGCACCAAGATATTCCAGATACAGACAATGACGCATGAAGCATCTCATGCATTAACGTGTCAAGCAATATTTTTTGTGTGGATAGTGCTTTTTCAGATATGTGGATCTCACGTTCCTCGAAATGCATCTCACCCCAAGACTCCATTCTCTTAACCAGAATGCGGAATACGATGCCCCCAATCAATACTGATTTAGGGATTCCGTTCATTGTTACTGGGTAGCTTGGAAATGCATCGAATCGCGACTCCACCATGCCCCAGCAGATAACCAACCCTCTCTCGCAAATGCCTCCATCACAGATAATGGCATTGATGACTTAGTTGGCCAATGATCCATATTATCGTTCCTGCTTGGATCTAGGTCAATGGCAGCACCCCTAGCATGGAGTGACGGGAGCCTTCCATTACGCATGGGACGATTGTTAAAGACTCCAGCATACTCCTTCAGAATGTCCTTATCTTCTGACTCACTAATCTTGGAGAGAACCCGAAATAGCGATTGACCTACCTTTTGATGGCATCGAATCACCGCAACTGGAGAGCCATCATACTCTATGTTTAGATGGGAAACTCCAATAGATACCAATTTGGACTCATCTCCTGGCCTTCCATAAAATGCCAATAGACTACCTTGATCCGATTTGGGCCAAGGATTCACTTTTGGGTACAATGACTTTAAGTGGTCTTGGCAAGCCTTGGTACTTTTCGGCCCCCAAAACCCATCAACCTCAACACCAATCTTCTCTTGCAATTTGCATATTTGATCGAAGGTCATATTAAATGATCACTTTTTGAACAACTTTGTCAATGACAAAATGCCAACAAATATACCAATCGCAAGAGAAGTAATACGAAGACCATACTCAAGTTGCTCCTGCATAGATGTAATCAAACCTAATGCTGGCATGATCGTGCCAAACACACCATGCATTGCATTCTTGAGATGGTCACTCACCTTATTGGTCTTTAGCCTTGATTAGTCCAATGCCAGCCGTGATTACTGGTGCAATTACAAGAAGATCAATTGATCCGCTTGAGAGAAACTGAGTGGCGGCAGATACAACTGCGCCGACGATAGTGAGGATTCCGAGTATGGTAGTTTTCATAGAATTATATGGTTTAGGTTATGCCCAAAAAATACTGGGTACGTCTGGGTTAAATTCTGGGCGGGGCACGGAGATCTCGTTGCCTGCATCGTCCTGTACAACGAAGTTGGAAGCCCAATAGATGAACTGCTCGCCGCCTTCAGGAACTGGTAGGTCTACGAGATCACGGAAGAGAACCCAGAAGTTGCCATCCCCGTTATGCTCACCGATTTCGCACAGAGCGTGAGTGTGGGAGGCTAGGGAGGAGACAACTAAGCCAGACTCTTCGTCCAGTTGTGCAAATCCGTTGGCAATGCCGAATTGTTCAGCGATTGCTTTACTTGGGAATTTAAGCAAATAGTCGATCATGTGGTTAGCGTTTGGAGTTTAGCATTTGGCAAGCGTTTCTTGAAGAAGCGGAAAGACTGGATGTGACCATTTAAGTATTCGGTTGAACTATGACCTTTCGATCCAAGAAAGACACGATCAACTGTTGGGGGGGAATTGTTTAATGTAGTTGTTCCTTGTGTCCCATTAAAATAAAACCCATAATCATTTGTTTTATATGCAAATGCAAACTTAGCCAATTGATTTGCTGTCGGGTTCGTCATATCAAATTGCGCTCTAGTTGCCCCGCTTGCTTGAGCCACAGCAAATGATGTTGGATGCCTTAAATTAAATCTGTTTGAGTCACTACCATCATCTGCCGCATATACTTGTGCAATTCCTGCCGTTATAAATGGTTGAGATGACGAACTTAAAAATGTTCCTTCAATGGCGTTATAAATTCCACTAAAAGCACTCCCAGTAATTGAACAAATGTCAGGGGTTCGTTGTAAAGTGGCAGTTGTTGTTGGGATGTAGCTAGTGGCGAATGCTCCCGCTTCTAGTTGTGCTTCCGTAACCGATCCAGTCACAGTTAAAATAAGACTGCCAGCAGTAGGCGTAAATGTAAGCGTAGTTCTTGTTGGAAAACCTCCAGTCCCCGTGACTGTTGCTCCATGTGCCCCAGACAATACAACTGTTCCTGTTCCGTAAAATGAAAGCGTGTGAGCTACTGCTGTAACTGTACACGTTTGGGTTGTTAAAGCCGCACTTGGGAATACCAAGTTTGTCCGTGACTCCTCAATGAGCAATCCTTTGCAAACCCCAGTAGTTGGATTGTAATCAAAACGTGGCTCATTATTTGCCGCCTTCACATTTCCAAATATGTTGCTTGCAGAAACAGTAGCACCAGTGCCGCTCCAGTTAGCTAGATCTGGTCTATATGCTGTTGTTGGTGCAGATGTTGCAACAGTAATCTCAAGGTCAGATAATACCCATGCTGTTCCATTATAACTAAGTGATGTATCCGCCTCTGTCCATATAAAGCGTCCGTTATTTAGAGATGTTGTTTGGACAACAGTCACTAAACTAGGGACTCCCGCAAGCGAGTACGAAGCATTTATGTACAAAGGAGCAATATATGTCACTCCAAGATTGTCACCGCTTGCCCTAGTAAATACTGGGGTTGGCCCTCTACGAGCAGTAAGCGTCTTGTCCGTAGCGAACTGGAGATCCAACGATAACTTGTCTAGATTTAGTGACCCAGATCCTCCTACAAGCGAATTTGAAAGTGAGTATTCCATTATCGTGATTGAGTATTTGCGTTTGTGAAGATCCGATTCGCAACAATTTGCAATGTATGTTGCTCGTCAATACGGATTAACTCATCTTGAAGTAGTTCAGCAGCTTCTTGATCAGCAAGTGCAGCTTTCTCTTGTTGTCCTTCAGCACGAAGATAGTCAGCATATGTCCCATGAGCAATATACTGAAACCATTCGTAAGGAATGTTGGTATCTTCTCCAGAACCATCCCCAAGTTGAGTTGTTGACATTTGAGCCTTGTAAGTAACAAATGCTTCAGTTGGGTCTAGCGTACCAGCAATCAATGTTGCACCAGTCCCACCAACCATGAAGTCATACTCTTGGGATGATGTAGTTAGGTATGGAGCAATCTTGTGGATTCGCAGGAAAGTATCAATGGATGACAACCCAGATTCGGTGTATCCAATCAATGATCCGTTGGCAACAGTTCGTTGTTCACCAACTTTAAGATAACGAGGCCAATAGTTGGTTGACCGATAAGCCTTTTGCGCGCGTCTATTGATCAAGGCTTTAATCCTTGGCTTTTCAATAACGGCAAAACTTACTCCGCAGAGTGCTTGGATAAGATCAAAAAGATCAGAGAAAGTTCGATATTGCATCAGATTTTATGTACAGCAAGATGTGATTGCGTCTTCTGGAAGTCACGAACAAATTCTCTATCGTGCCAGCATTCTTCACCATAACGCTCACGCATGATAAAGTATTCATGTTGTGGGATAACAGCGGCCAATTTGCCAAGCTGTGGAATGCTCTTGTGTCCCCTTGCAGCTAGTGCCTCCCTTGCACAATCACGCTCACGAAGCTCTTGTTTAGCTTCCATGAATTTGCGACCACTACAAAGTTCTGTAATGAGTGCGTGATTTAACGCCGCTTCGGAGATGTCCATAAGAAAAAGGCAGGGGAGATTTTAACCTCCCCTACCTAGATTTAATTAAGCGTTACTTGCGATACCGCTCAGATCAAGGATCGTCAGACCGATAGTGAAGTCACCAGCGGTAAGAGTGGATGGAGTTCCACCAAAACGAGCAAAGATTGGAACTGCTGAAGCAGTATTGTTCACAAGTCCAGGCTCAGTATCAACAGCAGACCCAGTATTGTAAGTAACTTTAGTAAGCGCATCCAAGTCAATACTAGCGATGAGGTTTGTAGCCGTACCAGTAACACTTCCAACGGAAATGGTAATATCAGTCGCGCCAGCAAGTGCTGTTTGAACAATTACGGCTGCATTGGTAATGATACCACCAGCAGGAAGTTGAGCAATCAGTTTTTCGGATGATGTCAAATAGCCAGTAGTAGCAAGTTCAGTTCCAGTAATCCGAAAATAATGGGTGAAACCGCGCGATTCGTTATTAGATAGTTGAGGCATAATTTTATTTAGTTGATTCTATAATTGATGAATTAAGCAATGATCTTGCCGTGTGCGCGAGGATGCTTGACGCAAAGCGTACCAGTCATGTCAACAAATCCACGCTCGCCACCACCTTGGTTCTCAAGACGAGTAGCACCCATTGGGATGAGAGTGTTGAATGCAAGATACTTTGGATTGATGACATAACCACGGCTTGTGGCAGGCATACAGCTTGGGTTGCCATTGACAATGTTCACGATACCAAAGTCGGAATCATAAACTTGAACTGACAACGTAACCTTTTTGGAGGTTGCGTCTTGCATAACGTGGTACACTTGACCATTTGCTTGAGCCACACCAACCCGAGTGAAGTTAGAGATTGACTTACGAAGAGCAACACCAGCAATACAGGTAAGCGAGTTGGATTCACCATTTTCGGTAAAGATCGAACCAATAATCGTGTTGAATGCACTTTCGGTAATGGTACCAGACTGAACCGAATCAGTTGGGGTTTGATATGCAGTAGGAACGCCACTAAGCGAAGCTGTTGCAGCAGGTGTGAGCCACTTACCAAGACCACGGAGGGCGTATGGAGTACCAGCACCATTCTCAACAGTCAGATCGTTATCCGAGCAGATAGCGGCTTCTACGTCACGCTTCAACTCACGCATACATTTAGCTTCAGCTTGAGCCACGTTTGCAGGGCCAACTGAAGTAACTGCATTTTGCAGATTGGAGACAAGGTAGTCACGGCGGAAGATTTGGACGTAGTTTCCAAGACGAGCGCGATCAGAGAACTTATCGCTGAACGAGGTAACGTCAGAACCTTCCGAGATACCAGTAGTAACTGGAGTTGCAAGTTTGTCAGCAGTCCACTCGCTAAACGTACCAGAAGCACGACCCTTGGAGCAAAGGCTCAAGAGCGGGGTTTCTTCTGGTGCGAGCAAGGTCAACTCATTGCTGAGATCTTCGCGGTTGCTGATTGCGGAGCCTGTACCCGTTTTTTGGGCTGGGGCGTTTGGATTGTATGTAGCAGAAATAGCCATAATAGTAGATTTTAGATATTAAGATTGATTTTAAAACTTAGTAGCGATTCTATGAGCAATCCAATCCTCTGGGCGACCAGAAGATTCAAACCTTGAGTATGCATCTTTAGACTTCTGTGCTGGCTTAACGCTAGATTTAGCAGATCCAGAACCAACTGGGTTTGACGGCGGACTTGCCTTCAATTTACTTCCCACTACTGGAGCTGTGCTTTTTAGCTTTTTTCCTGCAAAGATAGACCTTACTGCATGACCAAGGATATATTCGATTTGAATCCCAATCTCTGGGATTTCCTTTCGGACTCTTTCGATGAGTGGATCAGCAATGAAGTTTGCGTAGTTTTTACCAATTTCGCTTTCGGAATCGTTAATTTCTGGCACTTCTTGTTCAACAGCGGAAACATATTGCTTGTTTAATTGCTCGTAGTGAGCAGTCTTGGCAAGATGTTGTTGTTGAGCAGGGAGATACTTTGTTAAGGCTTTCCGAGAGTTTACATTGGCGTTCTCAATCTGCAATTTGGTAAGCTCTTGACCTTGGTATTCAATAATATCATCGTCATCGTATTTACGATACTGACGAAGAAGATCATCTGTTGCCTCGATAACAGCTTCATATTCTTCAAATTTACTCTTAATCCCTTCAAGTGAATTGATGGATCGAATAGTTTCTGGAATATCATTTTGCGAGATTTCACGCTTTGAATCCAATACTTGAGGTTGGGCCGTGAGCTTTTCTTCAAGGGCTTTTTTTTGTGCCGTAAGTTCTCCAATTCGCTGGAGTAGTCGGCTCTTTCCCTTTTTGGCAAGCTCTTGGATTTGCTCAGTAGTGAGATCCAAAAGATCAATTTCATTCCGCTCTTCTGAATCACCTTCGTTCTCCTCCTCTGATTCGTCTTCAGATTCCTCAATGTCTTCGCTTTCAAGGCTGGCAAGATCATCTTCTTCCTGTGACTCCTCTTCAGATTCCTCCAAGGGTTCTTCTTCTGATGCGGTTGCTCTTCCAATACGTTGAGCGATAAGCTCTTCGATTGAGATATTAGACACTGGTTCTTCAGCCCCAGCGATAGCTTGATTGTTGCTCATAATTAAAACACTAGTTTATACGCTCTAGCGAAAGCGATGTCGGGAATGTAATGTAACAATGATGCGTCTGTCAATGCAAAGTTTCAATAGTTACATTCTATGTCTTAGACAAAAAGAGAGGCTAGAGAATTAACTCTAGCCCCTCCCGAACACCGAACATGAAACTCAGAACGCAATTACTGAGTAACGGGAATATGCAATAAATTCAACAACTCGTCAAGAGTAGAAATGGAACCTGTGATTTTCATTACATCATTAGTGTCTTGTGCCATGCGAAGATCAGCAAAGAACCTTTCACGCTCATCACGCACAAACTGAATAATTACTTTAAATTCATCACGATCAGATAGTGATTCTACGGCTTGCTGGATTGTTGGTTTGGGTAATGGTGTCATATTATTTTACTGATTTAGAGCCTTTGCATTTCCATTTTTTACGCGATAGATTATTTGGTGAGTTAGGATCACTACGCCAATCTCCCTTAATAGCATTTGACCTAGCGCAATACGCATCTGCTTTTTTTGTGGAAGGGCGAATACGATCACCTCCATCAGCAGCTTTACCAGCTTGACCATACTTAATGGTTTTTTTGCGGCCCGTTGCAGGATTTGTGATTACCTTTTTAAACCGCTTTTCCATTATTTCTTGGGCTTAGGCTTGGAATGCGTCAATGGCTTGCTAGATGCTGTATGCTTTGCTCCAGTATGGATTTGACCATTCATCTTGTGAACTGCCCCAGTATAGAGTTTCCCGCTTTTTAGGTAATGTTTGGAACTAGCACTCATTTCTTCTTTGCTGTTTTTGCAGATTCCTTAAAATCTTTAGCTGTTGGTGCATTTTTGCTTCCAACCTTGTTCATTTTTTCTCCGCTTCCAGCTTTGATACGCTTACGCTTTGCTGCGATATTTGAATATAATCCTTGTTTCATAATATTATTGTTGATTCATTTGTTGAGTTTGCATCCCACCCATGTTTGCTGGAGCAGTTCCGATTCGTCCAATTTGAGCATTCTGAGCTTGTTGAAGCATGAACTGGTATTGGCCAGCATACTTTTGAAGCCTTGCTGCAAATGCCTCATCTTGTTGTGCGCGTTGAGCAATATCTGGTTGTTGCACATAGGCTTGAACCATCTGCATTGCTACTTGCGCTCCATTTGCTTGTGCAGGAACCTCGATACCAGAGAAGATTTTTGCGAGATCATCTGTAACCGCTTTAGCAATTTTTTGCTGGGACTCTTCAGCAGGTTGTAACACATAATCCGCAAAAATTGGGTTGATAGATGCCGCAGTAAATTCAAGCATCTTGTTGACATCAATGATTCCATTACGATCCATTTGAAGTAAGCTGATCATATTCTTTAATTGAAGATCAGCAGTTTCTGGATCGCTTGCCTGTGAGTCAAATGCAACAGTAATTGAGAAGTTTTCGTCTGGACTTCCCTTTGACATCACTTGTGGGTTTGGATTACCAGTGACTTGGAAGAAAACTTCATCTGGCCCCATACGCTGATACAATTTCCAAGCAAGGGTAAGAACATCACGAACATGATCAAGGAATTTTCCGACATAGAATTGTTGGCGAATAGCTGAAATTGGATTGGTTAAGTCAAGACCAACTGCACGATCAGCTTGCAAACGCATGGATTGTTCTACTTCCATAGACCCTTGATCCATTTGTGGAACTGGGCCAAAAGCAATCTCACCAAGACGGCGGTAAGGAACCCTGCGTCCTGGCCCCCAATCAGATGGAGGGCGACCAGCAGGATGCATGATCGGGGGCAGAGTGGCAATAGATGCCCTGTCTACACGCGAATCACGCTCAGTCTTAATTTGCATTTGCGGCCCACGAAGGATGTCAGAGAATGTCTGAACTTCGTACATACGCTTTTGATCGTTTGAAAGCCGAGTCACAACGAATGGATAGTCATCGTATCCGTTGAGCAATTCATACTTTGCATAACCATCTTTTTGTGGGTGAAAGATCGTGCAGTAAATGCCTTCAGACCCATCTTCTTCATCAATAAGTCGTTGATAACCATAAACAACCATAACTAGGTCGTTGTCATCAGTAATTGGAAGGCGGCTAACTGTCTTTAGCTTCTCTCCATCAATATACATGGAGTCCTTTCCACGAAGTTCTTCAATCGCTCCACGAACCCAATCTTCATCCCATCCCTCGTTTGCCACTTTTTTCTCAAGCTCTTGAGCCGTGAGGAACGTGCGCCAAAAGACATACGGACTACGTTGTGGATCTGAAACGTATGGGGGGAATAGGATTTCGCCATCAGACGAACATGAGTGAACAACTGGACAATCAACCGAAAGCCTTGGGATTGGGATTTTAGCCTTTCCTGTAACACGAAGATCCTTAATTGCTTTCTTTGCTCGCTTCTTACTGAGGTCTGGGAACGCTTGTTCAAGCATAGCCAACACCATTTCGTCATCAGTTCCAGACGCAACAAGATTTGCCAAGTCTGGTGATTGTTGTGCAATCTGATCAAGTGAGACTTCTTGCAGGAACGTGCGCTTTTCACGCTTCCATCCAACATAAGAAACCATGATGCCTTTTTCGAGCAAGTAGTTAGCTCCAAGCTCCATCTCGTTACGGAAGTTTGGGATATAACTTGAGCGCATCCACTTTAGGAATGAGGAAACCATTGCTGCACGGGGCATTGAGGCCATGCTTGTTGGAAATGCCTTGATATGGCTGCGGCTTAATGCTTGATCAAGAATCGACACAAACATATCAATACGCTCACCAACGATGTTGACTTCTTGATCGCTTGCACCTTCCCATGGGAAAGCATTTGCTCCATGTTTCCTCAAATCGTCAGACTTACCATCCCAGATATTGCGTCGATCTTGGTATGACTGCTGGCAACTTTGAAAATATTCGTCAAGTTCGATAAGAATATTATCATAAGCCATCGTCAACATCCCAACATCTGGCTCGTCATCAGCGTAAATTAGTGATTCGTCGCCTATTTCTGCTTCGTATTTGCTCATGGTAAATAATGGTAAATTTCTTCTTCTTTTGACTTTTTAATTGAAATGTTTTTTCCTACTAGTCGATGCGAGACTTTTCTGCCACAACGGACATTAACAGCAAAACCATCAAGCCGTCCGACAACAAAATCTGGGTTTAAGCATTTACGCAATACGAGAATATCATCAAATACTTCATCAGTATCTTCAGTTTGTTGTAAATTGCAATCAGTATTTTCAACAATGATTTCTTCTGCTCTGTCCATTTTTCTAGGACGGCCTAATTTTTTAGCTATTGTTTTCATATTAGTATCCACCGCCCCCTTGGACAGTTGAGAATGTTTTGGTTTGGTCTGCATGGTCAATATCAGCAACTGCGGCGTATCGTAGCACATCAATAGGATCTTTCCAAGCCTCTTTTAAGCCTTGTTCACCCGTGTACTCAGATAATGCCGAAATGATATTCTCGCAGTCTTTTGAGACGTAGAATTTTGGACGATTAACCGAATCCATTGGCTTGTTTGTATCCCATGCCATTTTGCCAATAAGAACTTGTAGTCCATCGTCAATTTCAAGTCCAGGGGCAGGTACGCATACGATGCCAGCATCAGATAGGTCTTCAATGATGCTAGAAGCCCCATCAGCGGCTTGGTAACGTGCAGCACCTAGTCTTGGGTCAATAAGTCGCTCAAAGATGTCCTCGCCACCTTCTAGGTCAATTATAAGATCAGCATAATCTCTGATGCCGTATCCTTGTCCTTTTGCTCCTTCTCCAGCAATCCACTTCCCAGACTTCCATTCGGCCCAGTCTCCAACGTCAACTCCTGGCCATTCACGATAAACGTAAAATGTACCACCAGAATCAACAGCAATCCAGCACATGAACCAATTTTTTGCACCAGCAGGGTCAATAATGTTGTACCTTGTGATGTCTTCAGTTGGGATTAAAGATGCATCAATGACATTTACAGCCGTGTTAAACTTGGGGAATTTAGTTGCTTGTGATTTTACTGGAACACCATAAGCCCGAATTAAGATTTCCTCTCTAGATCTACCCATGAGGTTCTCTTTGATTCGATCATATCCACCAAACGGATTGTCTTGAGAATGAAAGTAATGGATTGATGCGTTTCGTTTCTTACTCCTCTGAACGTATGGAACGAGTTCGTTCTTGAGTAGTTCAGCATTGCGAGACTCAATAATTGATGCTCCATCTAGGTACTCCTTGATCACTTCTGTCCATCCATCAATAGGGGTGAACGTGACAAGCATTTTGGCATTACGAGTAGCTAGTCGGAAGCGTAGGGTATTAACTAATTCTGGGCCAAGCAGGTACTCGTCTAGCCAAACACCAATGTTGTGCCAATTAGGATTCCTGCTTCCAAGTTCAGCACCTTCTAGAATTGTTGGATTGTTTTGATATTGTGAATACGTTTTAAAGATGATTTGACTTCCATTCGGTAAGATTAAGGATGAGTCAGTAAATCCATTCTTTTTTGTGTAGCTAATGTAAGCATTCGCAGAAGTCTGCTTGGTCTTCATTTCTGCTGGCAACCAGTCATAAACTGCACTTTGTTGCTGGCGAATAGAAACTTCGGATGTTTGAGCAAAGCAAAAGATTTCAGACTTAGGGTTTTCAATCGCAGATCGAACAATCGAGAACGCACCCCATTGAGTTTTCCCGCTGCGGTTGCCTCCTAATGCTAATATCTCATTAACCTCATGCAGTTGCTCTTCTGCTTTAATCCAATGAGGAAGTCTGAACCCAAAGCGATATGGGTCTTTTTCAGCATTATCAATGGCATCATGGTAAGCCTTATGGAGTTCCATAAGCTCATCTATCTCCATTACTGATATTTCATCATCAGTTGGTGGAGTAAGGATTTGATGCTGCTTCCAAATCATCCTTCAATAATTTCAGCTTCAACAGCTTGAGACTTGATGCGTTCTGCAACTTTAGCTTTAGCTTCAGCAATCATCTTCATTGCATCATCAATAGATGCTCCCTTGCGATGCTCAATTACCATTCCTGCCATACCAGTCAACTGGGCGGCTTTATCTGTCATAATTCCAACAGTCAAAGCCAACTTTTCTGGGGAGATTTTGGATAGTGCTTCTGGATCATTCGATAGTTGTTCAGCTTTCTCAAACAATAGATCAGTATATTCTTGAGCCGCAATAGCATAACGCATAGAGAACTCTTTACGCTTTGTTTCAAGCGTATCATTATGCCTCCATTCTAGTTTGCGGATTGTTTCGTGACCTAATCCAGTTTTCTGGGAGATTGTCTTGATTCGGCCTCCTTGTGCCAGCATCCACAATGCTTGGGCCGCAATTCCAGGAGCATAATTCTCAACCGAACCTCGAGAAAGATTCTTAGCTCTTTCACGAATCTCAAGAAACCATTCGGATTTCTCCTTTTTTACATCATGGTATTCCGTAGATTGCGTTTGAGTTTCATCGTTCATTTAGTCTTTTTAACCTTAACCTTGCCAGAATGCAACTCTTTTTTAAGTTTGGTCTGTTCCTTGGCCGTGAGTGGACTTCCCTTACTCAGTAGATAACCAACTTGCTTGAGTGATTTTGTTTTTACTTTTGCCTTCATGATTGTTATCGTCCGATTCCAAATTCTTCTTGATACTGCTGGGTTTCCTTACTTGTAGTCCCAAGGTTATTTCCTAACCATGCAGCCCATTCTGGATTGTATCTTCCACTTTGGGTCATCGCCTCAATTCCAGCAGATGTCTTTGCAAGTTTCAACATGGTGTTTGATACATTTTTTTTGAATTCTTCTTCAGTAATTTCTTTTCGAGCAATATTACGAAGAAGTGGAGACAAATCACCAGTTCTATATGCAGCAGCTAACCAAGTATTTCTAATTCCAGAAGCAATTTTTTCAATAGGGAAGTACCATTTTACTCCTGCCTCATTAATTACTCCACCTCCTTGTGGAACGCCTCTTGCTATAGGCTTGTTTTTTGCTGCTTGCATCAATCTTGACGCAGAAATTACATTATCTACTGTTTCATCTCCAAGAACTCCACGAAGCACTTGAACCCTTTTGGGATTTTTTGCAAAGTCTTTAAGTAATTGTTTCCCATTCCAAAGCAATTCACCATGAATTCCATACTCACCGCTTGGCGGGTACTTAGCAAATAAATGTTCAGCCATATCTCCAGACAAAACCTTTTTGTCAACATCTGGCATAATCTCAAGAAGTTTTTTTAGCTGGTCTGGATTAGCATTCCATAGAGCTTCTGGAAACTCACCAGAAACAAGAGCTTCCCTATGTCCATTTAATGCAATTCCAAGCAATGAGTCATTTTTGGTTTGATCCAAGCTCATTTGGCCTTTGATCCGTTTGCTAATAGTATTTCTTAATTCTTTTTCTGAATTTCTAGAAAGATTGCCAGACAAATCATTTATATCCTTCATCGTCAGCTTTGATGGATCTAGATTATTAGCCTTGACTGAATCTTGAAGAGAGTACAACTTGCGAATCATATTGTCTCCATATGCTGAATTTGGTTGACCCGCATTATTAAATCCAAATAATGATCTTACAACATCTTCATCAAAATTAAATCCATCAACTTGACGACCAGATTGATTTGATATTCCAATATTTTTGAAATAAGCATTTTGGAGGCGTTTTACTAATTGGGATGCAACTGCTGGATCACCAACACTTAATGCCGTGACAGCATCTGTAATTGTCCTAGGAGTGCTTAACATTGAATTGACTATTTCAGTCTCATCCATGCTTGGCTTGCCTCTAGAAAGTTCTTTCAGATATGCTCCAATAGTACCTTCTTCAAATCCAAGTCTTTGGTTAAAAACTTGAGTTGCATTATTCCATTCATCGAGCAATTTTTGGTCATCAAGAACATTATTTCTGAATGTTCTAATGTCATTTGCAGCTGCTCCAGCGACTTGTTTTGGAGCTTTTGCTCCAGTCATTCCCGCATCTGGATAGGCTTCTGAAAATATTCTTACAGTATCATTTAACTGTTTAATATCTAGATTGCCAGAAAGCTGCTCAAGTTTTGCACGTTCAAGTTGAAGTTGTGAAATCCTATCTGGGTCTACTACTGATTTCAACTCATCATCAATACTTGTGATTCTCTTGAGGTTTTGTGGACGTACTCTTAATACGTCCAACTCAGCTTGAAGTGTTGGGTTTCTAAGAATGCTGCTATAATAGTTTTTCTCAACAAATTTTGCAAGCTCAATAGGATCTACTGATACCTTTCCTTCTGCTAACTCATAGAATGGAGCGTATGTCTCATTCTTAATATCATTAGCTTTTTTTTCAGCTTTGCCAAGGGCCGCAAATAAATCAGATCCAAGTTTATGAGTGTCTTCAAGACCACCAAATACTAAGTTTTGGGTTTGCTCATCAAGATTTGATCTTAAAATATTCCCAGCTTTTTGATCGTACAAACCAACCATATCTGCGGTAGTTTGTTGAGCTTGGCGAATATTATCTATTGTGCTTTTATAAAGTGCTGATGACCTTTGAGCAGGAGTCAAATCTGATTTCAAACCTTGAAGCCGTTCAACAGCAATTTGAACATCTTTTGCAACTTGTGAGTTCGGACGATCTTGAGCAAGTTGTAACCATTTTTTGTTTTGAATTTCTCCACCTTGAACAAGTTGAGCTACATTCATTGAGTATCCTCTTGATGCAAGATCATCTTCAGCTTTTTTAAGTCCTTGATAATACTCATCAACTTTAGCTGTTCCCATCCTCCTTAAGAATGGACTCGCTAATTTACCTACCCCATATTCAAGTCCAACTCCAAGAAGTGCTTCGGTTGACCTCTTCCCAAATGATTCAGCAAGTCCATCTCCAGCCCCAAGATAGGCTTTCATTATCTGATCTTGAAGTGTTCCAGCAGCAGCATATCCTGCACCGCTCCCAACTGCCGATGCAGCAACAGGTGGTGCGCCAGGAAGTACAGATAAACCAATACCTCCAAGAATAGCACCAGCTAATGGGAATACCTCACCTAATACTGGAAGAGCATCCTTCAATGATCCTCCCATCTCGTTCATTGCAACCCATCCACCTGTTTCATTTCTTACGATTCTTGTTGGTGATCCTCCAACATTAACAGTCTTTACATTATCTTTACCATACTTGTTGGCAAGATACTCATCTTTTGATTCATCTCTCAAAAACGCATCAGCAGTTCTATCTGCATATCCAAGTCCAGTAGTTACATCGACAGGCTCTCCAATAAATTTTGATAGTGCCTCTGCTGTTTTATTTTTAATTGCTTCGTCACTAAATGAGATTTGAGCATTTGGTTCGCCAAGATTATATGTAAGATATTTTGAATTCTTTAGATCATCAGCAAGTTGGGCTTTTAGTTTTTCGCCTTCTCCAGAAAATAATTGAATTTTCCCAAGAAGTTGAGATGCTTGTGCCTTTTTTTGTTCTGCACCATATGGATCAGACTCCAAGAGGGTTTTGTACTCACTTGATAATTGTCCAAACTGCTGTTCAAGTTGGCTTTGTCCAGCTTTTACTAAATCTAAATCTTCGTATAGTCCCATTTTATTTAAGTTTAAGTCCCAACGCTTCTGCTTCTCTAATAACTTCTAGCGATAGGTTTGATTTTGGCGTTGATACTTTTAGATCTGATCCAGCAACATCTTTAATTCCAGTTGCAGGAATCTTAAGTCGATTCCTCATATCAAGATACAGTTGTTCTACTTGAGCATTTTGCTCTGGAGTGATTTTGCCCTCTTTAAGTAGTTGCGCTCGTTCTGATGGGCTTCCATGAACGGCGTTAAATTGATAGAATCCAATCTTTTGAAGATTGTAAATATTTTGTGCTGGACTTCTGGATACGTCTACAACTCCATATTGATTTTCGAATCGAGGCCATTCTTTTTCAGTAATTGACCCACCCGCACTTCCTGTTGGTGAGGCCGCTCTAAGTGTATTAACGTAATCTCTAGATAAATAGTTTTTAACAGTAGATAAGCTATCTTGAAGAGCTTGAGTTTCTGATGATGGAACATATGCCCCAATAGCTCTTGCTGTACCAGCTGCAATTCCAGTACTTTGTTTCTCAAGTTCTGGAATCAAATTTGCAGCAAGATCATTAAATTGCACTAATCCTTCTATTTTTTGTTTTCCTTGCGCTGCTAATGCAACTGTAGTTTTATTAGGCCCACCTTCACCCCTTGTAATAGTAAATGTTCCAGTTTTAGGATCAAATGTTGTAACCTCAGTTGATGATTTTTTTCTTGCTCCTCTGGGAACTGGTTCTGATGGTGTTGTTTGAGTAGAATTAGATGCAGTAGTTTCTGGAGTAACTTGATTAGGTTGTCCTGATAACTTTTGGATATTTGCAGTAACTCCAGATGTCCACGAAGAATTAAGACCATTTGGATCGTTTTCTGCACCAACTGGAGCATAGATATTTGCAATATCTTGAATTGATTTTACTCCTGCATATGGGCCAGTACCTTCATTTGCTCCTTGTCCAATTAATCGAGCCATTTGATAAATGGATTCCGCTGGAGATCCAAATGCGATTGGGCCAGTTTTGTCTGATACACCCATTGCGTTTTTCTTATTAAGAAATGCATTTGATGTTCCTTTTCCTGTTTCATGTTCTGCGATTGCAGCAAGAAGTGCTGGAGGAACATTGTATGCGTTTCCAGCATCCTCAAATACCGAAGATAGTGACTTTAAGTTTTCAGATAGATTCGCTGAATTAAATGATGCATTTTGAGTAGTTGTAGGTGCTTGGCCGCCTTCCCAACCAGACTGGCCAGACATATATTTTACTGTATCTCCAATACGAATCATTGTATCTGGATCATACCTACTACCAGTAGATGGATCTAGAAGAACATTTTTTGTATAAGTTTCTCCATTAACATCTTGAGTGATTGTTGATTCCTTATAAGATGTTTCATCTTTTGCTTTTAATTGAGCGGCTCGATATGCTTCAGTTGCCCTGTCTCTTGCCGCTGTTGCAAGTGCTGAAGTTTGTCTAACTCTTTCGTTTACTCCTAACTCTTGTTGTTTTAATGAGAAGTTAAGATAATTATTTAATTCATCTCCAGCAACTTGAGCTAGAGCAGCTTTTTCAACAGCAGAACGATTAGGGTCAGCAAATGCAGCAATAGTTGGGGCCAGATTTTCCCTTAATCCTGGGATTTTATCTCCATAAAGATTAAGTGCAGACTCAAGTTGTGTCTTGCCAACTTTAGCAATAGCGTTTAGTTTTGATTCCTCCTTCTTATTCGTAACGTAGTCTTGTGCAACGCTTTGAATCTGCTGCCCAAGATTCTGCATACCCTGTGCTTGAATTGCTGCGGCTTTTGTAAAGCCAGAGTAATCTTGAAGGAATAATGCTGGATTGATTGATTGTCCTAAAAGTGCCATAAATTATTTTCCTATGAATGAAGAGAATAGTGAAGCTCCACCTGTTGCTGGTGCTGCAAGAATTCCACCAACTCCTTTTGCAATATCTCCAAATAGTCCCATTCCAGATGCTTGATTTGATGCCTTGATTTGAGCATTGGCTTGTTGAGCAGAAAGAACATTCTGACGTTGTGCTGCCCCAAGATTCAATGCTTGTCCAACATCAAAGAGTTGTGGAGTAGATTGACCAATGGACTGAACACCATAGTTCAAGTAGTTCTGGCCAATCTGCATTCCAGCAGGAGTTGAATAAAGTGCTTGAAGTCCTGGTTGTTGGTAGAAAGATTGACCAAGTTGAAATGCTTGATTACCTGCTTGCGCTGCTTCAGCACGTTTGCGAGCAAGGATGTCTTCACGATTAAGAATTTCACCTGCAATCCCTGCATTGCCCCCAAGACGACCACTCGATTGTGCTGCCTCACGCGCTGATTGCTGCGCCATGCGTTGTTCTTGCGGCGTGACTCCCAAAGATGCTGCATAAGCAGTCCTAGCCGCATCAGAGGCTTGCTGAGTAGCCATTGCTGCTTCTGGAGATAATTCAGATTGAAGATTTCGGATTCCCTCAACTTGTTGTCGTTGTCCGAATAACTGTTGCCTTTGGGCTGCTAATTGTTGGTCTACTCCAGCTTGATATGCTCCTCCACCAAGACCAAAGATGCCTTGTTGGTTACCACCACCTTGAAAGAATGTTTGAATATCTCCAAGATTAAGATTGCCAAGCGTAGGCCTATTTTGAGCTTCGAATTGAGCGATGTTGCCCATTTGTTGGCTCAATGGAGTTAACAGCGATGTTATATCGCTTCCATAATTTGCCTTTGGTGCTTTAATGTTTGGCCCTCCTCCTCCTCCTAATGACATAAATTTATTTTATTTTGTTGTTGATCCACTCTTCGGCACTTTCATGCTCGGTAAAAAATTTCCAAATATCTGTGCTGTATTTTCTGCTATGCTCAAAACCTCCAACAAGAAATGCACACATAGGTACAATCTGGATTCCAATATGTCTTAATGTTAGCGCATACGCCCTTTGTTCAGATCCTTCTTTCTCAAGATTATTAGAATCAAGCCAAGAATTGATAGCCAACATGATTATTGGAATAAGGAAATTTTTGTTTTTTGCGAAAAAATCATTTGATGGCAATGAAATCAACAATGTGATAAACACATGATGGATTAATGCGTCTGAAACTAGCTTGTCTTTATCAATAAGATCATCCCAAGTTTCCATCACGGAACCAATGTCTTGGATGAATTTTATAGCATCATGGTTACCAAGAAGCCACAAATCAAGTTTGCGATTTCTTTCTTCAATCCACTCTGGTGATTCAAATTTCAATGTTTTGCTCAATATATTTATTCATTTATCCAAAAACAACTAAACTTCCATTGCTAGTCATATTTACTAAGTCACCAGAGGATGTACCATCAGTAGCTCTTGCTACTACAAAAGAAAACCCACTTGTTGTTCTTGATATAACACTTGCGTAATTTACAGCTTCATTTGCAGCTAAACCACCAGCATTTATTACTATAGCATAATTTACATTTGGCATTGCAGTTGTAAATGTTACAGAGTACTGACCAGCACTTGGATTTGTTATTGAACCCACGTTCCCTCCAGTACTTACAATAGTTCCATTGGATTGGAAGCAAGCCCATGCCCTTGCACCATAGATTGGAGGGCCAGTTGGTTGTGCGCCATCAAGTTTTGCTGCGGTAATGTTAGCGTTGACGATATTGGCAGAGGCTATTGTGATCGCAGTAGGAAGCGCACCAGTTGCAAGTTTTGACAAGTCAATTGCGGCAGATGCACTAATTTTAACATTTGTAATTACACCACCAGCAATTGCGTTGGCTGTAACGGCATCAGTTCCCATTTCGTTTGAGGTAATACCGCCAGCTGCTACCTTCATTTTCCCAGATACCAACGCAAGTGTACCTCCAGTAGCAAGTGCATCGCTTGTAAATAGCGTCTGATCAATGATATTGTTCAACAATGTGCTAGTAATAACATCGTTTGTTGCAAATGTATTGGTTGTTTCTACGACTCCTGCCATATTATGTTTGGGAAATGATTTGTCTATTTGTTACTGATCCAGTAACCTTGATAGAGGTTACTTTAGGTGAGCCGATTGTTCGTGTCAAGGTAAGCGTTCCAACATAACCTCTAATACCACCAAGTCGAAACCGAATATTACCTGTCTCATCTTCGGGCGAGGAGCCAGTTCCAAGAACAATGCCTGCAAGGAAGTCAGTTGTTGTGCCAATAGGTTGATTATTATCTGGATCTTCTGCCGCAAAGGAAATGTCATACTCACCAAGTCCACCACCAATACATTGCATGGTGACTTGTCCGTCAGTAAAGCGTTTACGATCAAGATTTCCCAAGGCGTATCCTCTAGTAGTCAAGGAGGAGTTAATACTAAAGCTAGTGGTCACTCCAGCCGATAGAAGACTATCATTGGAAGTCTCGATTGCCTCCAATTCATGCAATCCACCTAAAGAAGTCACCGCATAAAGGTTGTTTCTTTCAGCAGCACTACCAATAATCAAGTTCTTGATAACAAAATCATTGGCTCCAAAGGTATCAATCGACTCCCAAGCCTTATTTAGGAAATTGAATATTAAAATTGTGTTGTTTCCAAGAGCATCATTGGCTCCAGCAATAGAATCCAACGCCACAGCAAGGTAATATCGGTTATTGAACAACACTCCAACCGCATCAGCAGCTAGGTTTTTGTTGACCCTATCAATGTATGGTTGAATATTCTTGGAAATAGGCTCATCTGCACCCCGAAGGTTGTAATCATTTAAGAACTCAACAGCATAAACACCTTCATCTGACAAAAAGAACATAGCGTTACCCTTCATCACAACGCTTTTCTTGGCCAAGCACCCAACCTCGTCAGTCAACTGCGTAACTCTAGTATCAGTTAAGCTACCAAGCTCACCAACTTATACAGATAGGAAGATTACTGATGAGATAGCTGTTTCGGACATTTTAGATAGCCATACGTTTGACCAGATTGCTAATCAGTTTCGGATTACTGGTGGGACAGCAGATTACCTTGTGGCAATGCATGGATTTTATGACGATAAGCTCATTATCCTTAACCGCAATAGCTTGCATTTGATAAGTGGGACGAACGGTAGCTTGGCTGATACCCAAGTTACCCAGCTAACCAACGAGGTTGGGTGCTTGGCCAAGAAAAGCGTTGTGATGAAGGGGAATGCCATGTTCTTTTTGTCAGATGAAGGTGTTTATGCCGTTGAGTTCTTGAATGATTACAACCTTCGTGGTGCAGACGAACCTGTTTCCAAAAATATCCAGCCATACATTGACAGGATTAACAAGAATCTAGCCGCGGATGCGGTTGGAGTACTGTTTAACAACCGGTATTACCTTGCTGTGGCGTTGGATTCTGTTGCCGGAGCCAACGATGCTGCTGGAAACAACACGATTTTGATATTCAACTTTCTAAATAAGGCTTGGGAGTCAATTGACACCTTTGGAGCTAATGATTTTGTCATCAAAAACATAATTACCGGGAGTGCTTCAGAGCGAAACAACATCTATGCGGTAACTTCGCTGGGTGGGTTGCATGAACTAGAGGCTTTTGAGAGTTCAAATGACAGTATTGTCTCGGCTGGTGTTACAACTGGCTTCAGCATTAACTCTTCATTGACCACTAGAGGGTACGATTTTGATAACCTTGACCGCAAGAGGTTTACTGATGGACAAGTCACCATGCAATGTATTGGTGGTGGTCTTGGTGAGTATGACATAGCTTTTGCAGTAGAAGATCCGGACAACAACCAGTCTATTGGGACTACAACCACCTTCCTTGATGGTGTTGTTCTTGGAACTGGCTCTGCACCCGAGGATGAGACAGGCAATATCCGATTCCGGCTTGGTGGAGTTAGGGGTTATGTTGGAAGCCTAACCTTGACAAGGACAATCGGCTCTCCAAAAGTTACTTCTATTAAGGTTGCTGGTTCAGTAACAAACAGACAAATCATTTCCCAAACATAATATGGCAGGAGTCGTAGAAACAACAAATACATTTGCAACAAACGATGTTATTACTAGCACATTGTTGAACAATATCATTGATCAGACGCTATTTACAAGCGATGCACTTGCGTCAAACCCAGGAACACTTGCGCTGGTATCTGGGAAAATGAAGGTAGCATCTGGCGGTATTACCTCAAACGAAATGGGAACTGATGCCGTTACAGCCAACGCAATTGCTAGTGGTGTAATTACAAATGTTAAAATTAGTGCATCTGCCGCAATTGACTTGTCAAAACTTGCAACTGGTGCGCTTCCTACTGCGATCACAATAGCCTCTGCCAATATTGTGAATGAAACTATTTCAACAGCAGATATTGCAAATGCAAACATTACTGCGGCAAAGCTAAGTGGAGCGCAAACTGGTGATGCTCCTATTTATGGGGTTCGCGCATGGGTTGTATTTGACATGACGAGAAATGCGGCGGGTGGAACAGATTCAGCAAACACAGCAAGATATATTTACGAGAAAGGAAATGTGACTTCAGTCGTTAGGAACGGGACAGGAGATTTTTCTGTAAATTTCACAACAAGTCTTCCAGATGCAAACTTTACTTATGCTGGTTCTGGATTAGATGGAGACTCTGGTGGAGATGTTTTTATTGGAAGAGCAGCAGGGATGGTGAAAAATGGAGCTGGAATCCAACTTAGAATTTTAAACGGTAACGTATCAGCCGTAAACCCATCAGAAGTTGCTGTTAGCTTTATTCGATGATAGTCGAACTAGGCATCTTCCAGCCAAAAGCCCCAACCTCTGAGGAGTTAGCCAACGCGACTCCAGAAGAGACGCTGGAATACAGCATCACCACGATGCCAGAGGTAGTATGCCCGCTCACTCACCTATTCACCCCTGGCCTTTACGTTCGCAAGATATTCATGCCAGCCGGCTCGCTGATTTCCAGCCGAACTCATGCAACCCGGCATCCATTCATCATTGTAGAGGGAAAGGTAGATGTCATCTCACCATTTGAGCGGTTTACATACGAAGCCCCATTCATGGGAGTTACCGAACCGGGAACTAAACGGTTTCTCCACACCCATACGGACACCGTCTGGTTGACAATCCATGCAAACCCAGAAAACATTTCGGATCCAGACAAGTTGGCAGAGCAGATTCTAGAAAAAGGTAACAATTCGCTCATTGACCCAGAAGACCCAAGAGTGAACGCTTGGAAATCAGATATTTCACCATCGACAATTATAAACCTACAGTAGTATGGCATTCGCAGCAGCAGCAACAATAGGAGCCGCAGCCATTGGGGCTGGGGCAAGTATCTACTCAGCCAATAAATCAGCCGCGGCGCTCAAGTCTGCATCCAAGCCGGTAAAGGTGAACCTCACGGGTGCGCAGAATCTGTTGAGCAACTACTACAAGTCTGCCATGCCGGATTACATGAGCATGGAGCAGCAGTACCGGCCCCAAGCGATTGGGCAAAACCTCGGTGACGTTGCTGCGTTCACCGGCGGGTACGGTGGCCAGCCTGGCCTTTACGATATGATGGGTGGAGCTACGGATGTGGCTCGCCAACAACTGGGGGCTGCCCGAGCTGGTGACCTAGCCCAGATGACTGGCCAAGCCGGTGGGGTTCGCAACCTTCTGGCCACAATGTCTCCAGAGCAGGCAGCCGCAGTGCGACGTGCGCAAATGGAAGCCGAACGTGCAAGTGCCTCAGCGAACATGGTCACCCCGCAGGAGCAGCGCATGTACCAGCAGACCGCCAGAGAGGCCGCACAGGCATCTGGGAGACTGGGTGGCAATTCCGCAATTGCAGCCGAGATCATGGGCCGGGAGAACGTCCTAGCCCAGAAACGTGGGGAAGCATCCATGGCCAACCAGAACGTGTACAACCTCGGCAGCAGCTTTTACGGCCAGCCAGGGATGAACATGCTGCAAGGTGTCCCAACCTCTTACACTACTGGCGCAGGACTACTCAACACGGGTCTCGGCCAGATCGGGTCCGGGACGCTCAAGATGTTCGACATCCAAGCGCCGGTCAACTATGCGCTGGCAGAAGCCGGTCGCCAGACCCAGAGCAATCAGGCCATGGCTCAAATCGCAGCCAACCAATCCGCGGCCAACATGAGCGCCCTAACCAGCGGGCTTGGCAGTATTGCCAGCATGTACAAGGATGGAGCGTTTGGCAGTGGATTCAACCCATCACAGTACAACACGTCAGCCTCACAATACAACGCAGCAGCCGGGGCTGGTACTCCATTAAAAGCATACGTTGTCTAAAATCATGGCAGAACTCATTGGATCCGGAATCAGACCAGAATTGTTCCAAGTGGACTATTCTGGGCTAGTCAACACGTCAGCGAACAATGCCAACGCGATGGCTGGGAATATCGCAGGATTAGCTCAAGACACCAAGGCGTACTTCAAGCAACAAGGAGATGCCAAGAAAGCCGCTCAACTCGGGGTCAAGATTGCCGAAGCAGCGAAGCTGATGGATCCAAGCCAAAGTGGGTACTACGATAACCTCATCAACTCGATGAAGGACGAGAACACGCCGGTAATGGTGCGTGGACAGCTCGGAGCCAGCATCCAAGACCTTCTCAAGCAAAACACCAGCGCCCGAGCAGTGCAGGTGCAGGAAGCCCAAATGGGCATGCTTCCGGGATACTTTGGTGGTGGTCGAGCACAACCTCAATCTCAAATGGGTGGATACCCACAAGGTGGTGGGTACAACATTGGTGGAGGCGCTCTAGATCCAAACTATGTCCACCCGGCTGACGCTCAAATGCAAGACGCAGGAGGGGTGCAACTTCCTGGCCCAGCCGGAGCGGACTTCCAAAGCATCGACAATCTCGTTAACGAGGCGAAAAGCCTTGGTATCGCCCCAGCAAAAATCAACCCAAACATTGCGGGTATTGAGTCGGCGTTATTATCGAGGACGAAAGAAAGCGAGAAGACCATCGCAAACTACATCAAAAACCTCCAAGGACTTGTCGGAACTGCGAAGACTACATCTGGGAAGCCAGAAGTGGATGTGAAGGGAGAGCTGGTAAGGTACACGCGGATTGACGAGGAGGGTAATGTAAGGATTTTCACCAAGGATCAAGGGGGCAACTACTTGGACGAAGGTGGCCAACGAGTAGAGCCAAAGACTTTAGAGCCGATTGCCTCGCCAGAGTACCGGCCATTCAATTACGATGCC